TACTGTTTGAAGGAGATGGCAATGTAATATCGACATTAAGACCTGCATTGACCATATGATTTGGCGAAAGCAAAGAAAGATCAACAGCAGCAACACCAGTGTTGTAATAGATTCCTTTGCCGGTTACAGCGTCGCCTGCGGTTTCGGTATCGTCGGTTTTCACGAAACCTTCAGAATCTATTACCAGGGGTTTCTGCATGCTCGAGAACCCACCCAGATAGGGCAGCCGTAACTGATTGTTGAACACCTGCACCTGGTTGGCGGCACCTGCATTAAGGGCAGAAGTATTTACCTGAGAAGCGTGCAGGGTTGTAATTTCCACTTCCCGATCATCGTCGGGCTTAATACGCCCGCTGGCTGTAATTATACTCCATAGCGTGGTTACAGGCGTAGCCCCGAAAAGCGCATTGAAAGCAGCATTGATCTTGTTTCTTACACTGCTTCCTGATTCTAAGTTTTCAATATCTGTCCAACTCATGTTCTGTTATATTAAGATTAGTTACTGTCTTTCCATTGTTCATTGTCGTACCACTTGCCCGTATCTGTCCACGAGCCAGGGTATAGAATCCAGTCGGTATTTTCGAGAATGGGCGGCGCTATTACGTAATCGCAATGCTCGTACAACTGAAGTGTTGTAAGCCTTGTAGAGAGATTTCGCGACATGTGAGAAACAACGAAAGTTATACCCACATTAATATCCTGTATAATTGAAAGCGGACTTATTCGCACATCATCATTATGAATAATTGAAACAGATAGCTTCCTCCGCTTACGGCTATAGTAATCAATTACCCTTTCCTTAATAGCATCAACAAAAAGACGCGAACTGCCAGAAGTATTATTTCTCTTAACATTGAAAGGTATATGTGCCGAACTGGAAAACGACTGATCTCTTACCAGGAGATTTTGATACACGTATTGGTTAACGGCATTTCCGTGAATTTCTTCTGTTATTTTCCTTATACTCTTTTCATGAATAGTGTGCTTTTCTTCGTTCGAAATACTTTCGAAATCGGAACGCTCGTTGCCTGTAATCTTTTCGGCATACAATACCACTTCCTTAACGTGAAGAGCCTGCTCGTTGAAGCCAGCACTTATGGCAGATATACTCAAAAGCTTCGGCCTGGCAAACTCCGGGAATTGATAATCGAATGTTTCCCAATCCCAGTTATCTTCATTAAGAAAAAAGAAAGCCTTATCAATTGTATCATCATCAGCATTATGCAGGGTAACCTTGAAAAACCAATTTTGCAGATAAGCCTGAGGGAGCTTTCTCCGTTTCGCCGTAATGCGAACACGAAACCTTATGTTATTTTCGAAAGTAGAACTATCGCTATGCCAGGCCCGCAAATTGGTAAACACCTTTTTTTGGCTCAACTCATTCCAATTGTTGGCGCTTAATATCTGCATGTAACCCTGTGGCATTATCCTATATAGCGGCTCTTCGGCAACCGGGTTGGTTACAAACCAATTGTTTTTTCCCAGCTTAAAATCGTGATTAAATACCAGGTTGGTTACCTTTTCTACCTTAGTGGTAATAGTGAGCTCCCTAACAGCAGATTCAGATTCAAGCCGGGCACCGGGCAAAATATCGGTATCAATACCAAGCGTTATAATATTGACCGGCCACAAGGCATTTCCGCTTTTACCGACACCCGATTGCCAATCTCCAAAACGGTCGTAATTTTCAAGCACTTCGAAATTGCCAGGCAAAACATCATCGAGAAAACGCACACAAAAAACACTGTTTGTCGTTGAAGTTTGGACCGGTATGGCGGCAATTTGTGCCTTCATCTTTCTCATTATATCTTCCAGAACCACACGACAGGATTCACCCCAGTAATGACTAACATCGATTGTTGCATCCCAAAGCCTGGCGCTTGATGATACCCTGGCATCCCACTGCCAGGGTATCATATTAAGAATATCGTACCTATTGCCAACCTGCGAAAGAATATAAGCCAAAACATACTTAATCTGATGCACCTGAAGGAGCGCCCCTTCCTGCCCCTGGTAATAGAGAGCATTATCGGGCAGCGGGGCAAAATCGACACCATCTAACAGCGCCAGGCCATCGACAGCACGCAATTGCACAATGCTATTAATGTGCCTGTAGTCTTGCGAATAGCTTTCAGGGTTGATATAACCCCAGAATATAAGTCGCTCGTCGGCATCGCCATAATTCTCAAAAACTTCAATCATCCATTCCGTTTCATCGGCTGTTGACATTTCGAGAAAAAAAGAATACGAAGGAGAAATAAGCGTAAGCGTGCACACACTGCCTGCAATAGGGCGAAAGAAACCACCATCATTAACGCTATACTCAACATTAATTCCATTGCTCCCAACAGCATCGATATTAGTTACAGCTACTGCCTTGCTTCCACGGCGGTATATATTGCAACGCATTGCGCGATTGTATCGGTCAATACGTCCTACCCTGTAATGTAGGGTATATGTCTCGAGCGTGTCAGGAATAAGCGTTTTCAGGTAGCTCATAATTATTCGTATAATTTTTTCATTCGTTGTGCACGTTGTCCGCTAATCATAAGATCCATGCCCGACAAAGCACCATGAACGGTTACATCTACATCGGTGCCCGACTTGGTTTCATAACCCAGTAAGCGTTTCAGATCGCTGGCACGGCTTACAATTTCAGGATCGATATTTGCCCCGGCATATTCGCCAATCTGAACCACAGACGGACCGTAAGCAATACCACCGCTGGCCATTTTCGGAACACCCGTAAGGCCTTTGAATGCCGACATCATAAGCGGATTGTTGCCCGTAGATCCTGTACCTATTTTGCCGATTGAAGAAACCGCACCAGCACCGCCGGAAAAGAGATTGCCAATAAGCGAACTGATAAGCTGCATAGCAATCATCTTAAGCATTTCTTCAATGATTTCCTGAATAGACATTTTTGCCCCGAAAGCCATATCGACAAAGGCACTGGCAATACCCTGGGCGGCACCCGTGGCCACCATCTGAAACTGCTGTGTTGCTTCGGTTACGCGCTCCACTTCTTCCAGGTAGCCGGAAAACATAGATTTGGGATCCATCGTTTTTTCAGGCAACTTAATCATATCGCCAGTGCCGGGGCTGGTAACCCCTTTCAGTTCTTTCCAATCTACCACCACCGGATCAACCACCACGGGAACAGTTACATCAACCGGATCGGGATATTCAGGTTCTTCACCTGTAGTGCCCTGGCTGTTCATCCGCGAAGATACCCTTCTCCTTTGGCGAATAACCTGAGCCATGGCCTGCTCTAATTTTTGACCACCCAACAGCAGCGCCTTTTCTGCTTCAATGATTTCATCCTGAATTGGGGTAACGAGATTGATAAGATCGCGGTTTTCGGCCAGCCATTTTGAAAAACCATCAAGACTACCAAAAAGCCTGTCAGCTTCTTCCTGAGCTTCTCTTATTGCTTGTGCCGGGTCAATGCCAGATTATGCTTTCAATAGATTTGATCTTGTCAAGAATATCGAAATAAGCCTGTGCAGATTTTCGCTCTTCGTCGTAACGGTTGTAGTTAGTCATATAGCCAAAGGCAGCAGACACATCTTCAGGAGAGCTCCCGGTTTCGCGGCCAATGGTTGCAACGGCCCTATCGAGAAGAGCCTGCTGATTTTCGCGGGCCAGCCTTTCAACTTCGGCATAATGATTACGATATATCTCTTCCTTACGATCGAGTGCATTTCTTACCTGATCGGCGCTACTTTCTTCGGCATGAATGATTTGATCGAGCCGGAAAACTTCGGTTGCCAAACCAACATCCTGAAGCGTAACGGCAAGCTGTTTTTTGTTAAGCTCATCGAGCACATCAGAATATCTCTTGGCCGCATTATAGGCAGCATTAAGATTATTGATGAACCCGGCAAAATTACCTGTAGCAATACTCCGGTTGAAAGAACCCATTGCACCCGCCAGTCCGTCGGAAACCTGCCGAAACTGATCGGCGGTTGTCATTGTTGAATTAATAACATCGCGAAACTGATGTATAACAGCACGGGCAGCACCCACAGCAGCAGTGATCTTAAGAAAAGCGGCCTGCATTTGCTGCCCGGTATTGGCCGTATTTTCGCGAATAGACTTAAGCGACTCGTTACTTTTTTGCACTTCGCGGCGAAGCTCTCGGCGCTCAGTTTCATTGCCAGATCGAGTAATACTTTACTTGCCATTGCTGTTATATTTGCTTGTTAATTATCACTTTTGCCGGTTAATTTGCATATATGCTATCGAGCACTTCCCAGGGAGTATTAAGCAACTCTTCTGATATTTCTGCCGCCGGATCATCTTCCCAGGCAAAGCGGATGAAATGCCGCGGATCTATAACAGCATTTGCCAGTTGCAGCGCCAGTATTCTTTTCAACTCCGCGCCCTGCCTGAAATTCTGGCTTTCTGCATTGCGGCGCTTCTCTATCATAAGCACAAGCAGGCGGGGCGTAAGATTATCGAAATCCGCCAGGCTGATACTTAGCTCCGTTGCTGCCTGTGCATACAAATCGCCATAATCTACGAGCCCCCCTGTAGTTCTGGCAGGCTCTTCTCCGTCTTTTTTTTTGCAAAAAACTGCGGAACGATCTGCATGAAATCGAAGAAACAATGGTCGAGAACATCTTCCATATCTTCGCGGGTAAGCTCCATGTTAGTATCGGTATAACGGGCACCACTTTCGAGCGCGAAGAATAACAAATCTTCATACAATTTCATATCGTTGCCAATATCTTCAATATTCTTACTATGTGTAGCCTGAAACATCTTAAGCGCGTAATAGCTTATACGAACAGGAAACTGGTTATTCTTGTATATAATATATCCTACATCCATTATTGAAACTATTTAAAAAACCCGGCACCCGGAAAACGGGTGGCCGGGAAAAATATGGAAAAAAAACAAAGATTACTCAGCAACCGTTACGGTAACGGTCCAGTCTTCAATAGTGGTATTGTCGCCACCAAATACACGGTACACAACCGGATCGGTAAAATCGTTGGCAGTGGTGCCACTCTTCTGCTCCTTAGTAGCAACCGTAACCTTGATAACACTTGGAGAAGTGGTGAAGGTAGCCACGAGATCAGTAACATCAGTAAGAGCCGGCACATCAATAGCAACCGTTTTGGCGGTGTCGTTAATAGTGCTAAGGCCCGTTTGCCCGGGCACAGAGAAGGTAAGGAAATCAGCTTCGAAAGTAGGCATAGTGGTAGTTTCGAGAACCCCGTGGCCTGAAATTTCGCCGCTGTAACTTGCCTTATCGGCCACACGCCCGGTAAGAGCCACCTTGGTAAGAATGCCCTGCCCCTGCTCAATAGATCCGCCACTTACCCGCTCGCCAATGGCAACGGTAACATACTCGTCGTTATTCTTAATATCGGCCAGCATAGCATCATAATTTCGGGCACCAGTGCGTGCAATCAATGCATTGAAAGAAATAGCCCAATCTTTCATATCTGCCTTAATTTCTTTCCAGCCGGCAGTGTCAAGATTTTCGAGATCAATAACTCTCTTGTTGACGGTGAAAGTGAAATCTACGCATCGCGCAATTACTTCACCACCGAAGAGAACAACAAATTCTTTAGCCAGTTTTAAACTCATGATATAGATTATTAATGGTTATACGTTACTTGAAAATTTATAGACTTTATGTAGAGCTCAGTTTCATCGTCGAAATCGTTAAGATCATCCTGGTAAGAAACATCGAGTATTTGAGAATCGGTAAGCAGATCAGAAGCAAACACCACACTTTCTGAAAGCGTTTCGTTGATGGCCGACGACTGACTTATGATAATAAGATTAAGATCGTACATTACATCATTGCTTTCGCCATCGAGCGTGGGGGTTTTTTCCTGCAAGCGGTACTGAATAAGCATAACGGGTTTTTCGCGGTCGTAATTATCGGGCAAGTGGTGCGAGTATATGCCACCAGAGAAATTACTCCCCAACAGCGCCACACACTTCTCGTATATTTTTTGCGAAAAACTTAGCTTAGTCATATCAATTTCTTAGTTTACTTATTCGTTTGTTTACGCTGTTGATTTTCCGGTTGAGGTGCTTAATAATAATATCGGTATAATTATCCATTACATCGCGCACCACAACACTCTCCTGCTCATTCATTATGCCGCTAATCATGTTGTTGCCCTGAATGCGGCCACGATTATAACCCTTAGCCGTAACCCTTGTATCGGTACCCCGATCGAGAAACCTGAGCCAGTAATTCTCAGAAGAAATAGAAATAGCTACAGCCGTTTTGTTGCTTCTGAAAATCTGAATACCCACCTTCTTTCTCTTGTAAGGAAGCGCCCGGAGCTTAGAGCGGACATTCCTGCTAAGTACTTCGCGGTGAGCATTACGCAGCACACTTGCCGCCATTGCCTGGGGAAGCTGCTTAAGCGCCTGCTCAATTTCGCGCAATCCTTTTATTTCGAAATTCTGGCTCATACCTAATCATCTTCGAATTGAATACACTGTAACTTCATTTGCTCCTTACGTCCCACCACTTCGATGTGCCTTATAGAATACTTATCAGCTTCGTAGAGAATACGGCAATTATAATCAATCTGAGAATCGTAGCGAATGGTAAAAGTAGCATCTGTCCGCGCCCGAATAGCATCATTTGCCGTATCCATGTTGCCGCCCTTATAACTTACATGGGCGAACTTACTGATCAGATCAGTCCAGGCACTGGTAGGAGTGCCGATGGTGCTCTGGCCCTTGGTTCGCTTCTGAATGGTTATTGGTCGGTCGTACATAATTACACAAATTCAAAAATACGGTAGTCTCTTAACAACATCTGACTGGTACGCGGCAAGTTGGCCACACTGGCACCAATTACAAAATCATCGCGATGGTCGTACATAGTACGCACCATCATCTTGATGGCATTCTTAACCGCTTCAGGAAAAGGATATTGCGGTGTTGGTTCATCTTCGGGAGCCGGCAAAGTATAATCAATATCGTAGCCTACCTGGTAAGTGATCTTAACATTATTGGGGAAATTGCCCGGTGCAGGCAGCTCGCGAATATAGAGCAGATAAGCCGGCGTGGCAAACTGATTAAGCTCGTAATAACTGGGATCGAGCGTTGTCCATACGCCGGCATCATTCTTATACTTAACAGAATCGATACTACGAACAGGGCCACGAGGCAACTTAACCATCCCGTGGGTATTGGCATACCAACTCCTGGTACCCGGCCACCCGTCGAGCTGAAGCATATAAGTTTTCTTAAGAAAAGATCGATTGGTAAACACTTCGGCACTTTCGCGGGCAGCGCTGATTAACGAGCTAATGAGAGCATCGTGCTCGCTATGATCAACCACCAGAAACACCTTAGCATCAGCCAGGGTTATTGGTTCCGTTGCTTCGTATGTAATAAGTGCCAGGTCCATACTACTTCAATTCATTAAGAGCATTAATAATATTTTCGGCCATCTTCTTACCAATACCATCAATTTCGCACAGAGCTTCTACGGTTGCAATACGCTTCAACTCAGCAACAGACCGAAACCCGTTACCTTCGAGAATTTTGCGGCCAGGGAAACTTTCAGGAATATCAGTGTCGCCCTCTTCCAACTCAACAGCATAACCCAGCTCAACCATTTCCTTAGCCTGCGCCTTGGGCATGGTGACTTCCATAGGATCAGAATAAGCCAAACCAAGGGGGGAAGCCGGACGTATGAATTTAATTTTCATAATAATTAAGATTAAAGGTTTGGGGGTTAACTCCTTTCCGGGCTTCCAGCCCATGCTATCGCACACAGGCCGGAAGTGGAAAGAATCACACACTAAAAAATCAAAATCAACCTAACCAAAACAACATGAAAAAAAACACTATGCAGTAATAGCATCGATCATTTTGGCGAAAGACTCCTTACGCAGGACTGCAAAATCCCACCAGGTGTTTGCCACCAGGCGTTTTTGCGCCTTACCCGCCAGGGTAACATCATCAAAAACAAGATCGATACCGGCCCAGTTGGCCATAAACAAATCGGAGAAATTGCCAAACAGGATTGCAGAAAGCACCTCGCCAGAAGTACTCTTCTCGAGATTGGAAGGTACATAATTAGAAACAAGGGCACGGTAGCCGTTAAGCTCGTTGGGAAACTCCCAAATGTAACCAGGTACGCCGGCAGCCTTAAGGGTGGTTTTCAATTTACCCCTAACCTTACTGTTGGTAAGGTAACCCAGAGAACCTACATCGGCATCGAGATTGGCAACCTTGGTTTCGAGCTCAACAATATGCGCATGAGTAGGAGCCAGACCAGTTGCACCACCTATAACGGTAGCAATATCGGCAGTAGAAAGAATACCATCAGGTTCTTCAGATCCGCCACCATTGATGGCAGTTTTTTCAACCTTACCGGCAAGAGACTTATAGATAAGATCGCGAAGGACCATTTCAATATTATAATCAGCCTGAAACTCGAGCTGCCTGCTATAGATGGCAATAGTAGCCAAACGGTGTGGCGTAAGTTTCTTAACAGTAGTGCCAGGGCTTCCGTCAACAGCTTCGTCAACTTCGCCCTCCCAGGCAGAAGTAACGGCACCCATACCCGGCATTTCGAAATTACCGCCAATAATATTACCCATCATTTGGGCACCCATTTGTGCCAGGGTGAGACGTGGCTCGAGCGCCTGAATAAGTCCGCTTTTTTCGGTGGGGATAAGATCGCCGCCCTGATCGCCGGCTTCAGAAGTAGTGCCGGTGGCCGACATAGCACGAAGCGCAACATCAGGAATAGCATAAGTACCAACATTGATACCCGACTTAACAGCTTCTGCACGGGCTTCCTGGCTCATTTCAGCTTCCAGACCTTCGGGAGCTTTGCCCGACATACCAGCCTTAACCAGTTTGGCGAAAGAAAATTTTCTTAACTGCTGCTGTTCCTTCTCTTGTGGAGAGTACTTACCAGAAGCCTTACGCTTGTTATACTCCATTTCCGATTTCTGGTACATACGCTTTTCTTCGTCGGCAAGTTGCTTAATATGCTTTTCAAGATTTTCGGCATCATCGCGAAGCTGATCGTATTCCTTCTGCTCGTCGTCAGTAAAAGCACGTTTTTCAGCCTTTCGGAGCTGGATCATTTCAGTCATCTTATCGAGCAACTTAGAGCGCTCAACGCGGGCATCGTCTGACGTTTCGATACTACCCAGCACCAACGGAGCAGCAAGGATAAGGCCAACAGTGCCAAACAATTCGGGCATTCCCAGGGCAGCCATGCCCACAGCCATAACCAGGATGGCAAACAAAAATTTAAGAATTTTCAAACTTTTCATAATCTGATAATTAAAGGGTTAATAGTTATTATTAATTCTAAGTATTTCAACCATTTCCAGGTCGTTATTATCTTCGGTTTCGCTATGTAGCTCATTCTCTTTTTCCTGCTTCCACTCGTCGTAATGGCGCTTACTTATTTCGCTTACCGATTGCGGATAAGCAGCAAACACAACAGGAGCAACATCATACAGGCGTTTCACCTTAAGCACGGTACGGATCTCGCCGGCTTCGTCATCTTCTTCCCACTTCTCATCCTGAATAGTGAAACTGAAAGAAGAGTGCTGCACATCGCCGCGCTTCATACTCTCTACCAGATCGCGGCCAACGGAAGTATTGGGCACTTCGAAACGGTAATGCAGCCCCTTGTCATCGACAGAAAGCTCGAGTGTTTTGCTGATGGTACGCGCCAGGATCATGTTCATATCGTGATTGAAGAGCGCCACGGTGTCGCCATCCAACACATCGTCGAACGCGCCACGGGCAAACTTTTCGCGAAACCAACCAAGATTACGGCTAAGCTGATCGAAAAAAACAGCCGTGCCCTGAATGAATGTTTTGTCGGTTCCATCTTCACGCTTTTCAACATTAAGAACAGGAGCGTCTATATATCGCAGTTCGCGATCAGGTTGCAGAGTTACCTTCTTCATCTTCAATTGGGGTATTAGGATTAATATCTTTTTTGTACACATTTTCGATAAGATCAGTAGGCACAAAGCCAGCCTGAACGTACTTGCGTGAGCCGCCTTCGTAGGCAGGCATATTTTCGAGTTTACGGATTTCGTTGGGATCCATGGCACCAACAGAGAACATGCCCTTGTAATATTCGCTTCGGGTTTTGCTGTCGCCGCGAAGCAGGGCATTGAGATTGAACTCGACATAGTGAGTTTCTTTTTCAGACACAGTGAAGAGCTTATGATTGAGCTCATTCTCCCACATAGCAATTTCGGGCGCCAAAGTGTAACGGACAAACTCCATACCCTGGTGCTCGATGTTGTTGTTGGTAGATTTGCTGAGATCGAAAAGAATGTGCGGCTGCACACCATACCAGCGGGCAATTTCGCTGATCTGGAATTGGCGGGTTTCAAGAAACTGAGCATCTTCGGGCGGTATGCCGATACGCTTATACACCGCGCCACCTTCGAGAATGGGGGTGCTATGGCTATTGTTGATACCAGAGTAACGTTCGTTCCATGATGTTTTCATGTTGTTATAAGCAGTATCGCCCAGCTCGCCAGGAACTTCAATAACACCATCCATATTGGTACCTGAGCCAAAAAAGCGGGCGCCAAATACTTCGGCAGCCTTGGTAAGTCCCAGGCTTTCTCGCTGAGCTGCAATAATAGAACGGCCCTTAATGCCATCAGTACTTAATCCCTGAAGGTGAATCATATTCTTACCGGGCACATCGCCATTTATGCCGGCAACGCGGTACATGATAATCTTATCGGCATTGACATAGGGCTCGACAAAATCGGGATGTATGAAGTGGAGAGAAACAGGGCGGCCATCCAAGGACCGATCAATAAGAGCGTAAGCATTGCCGTAGAGCATACGGCAGGCATGCATTGTTTGCCTGAAAGCATAACTGGTTTGTACCTGGTTGGGCACATTGATAAGCTTCTGGATTGGGTGCCGGCGCTGGTAGGATCTGCTTTCATCATCATTACGCAGAAACACCTGAAGGGGAAGAAAAGCCAGCGTGCCACTTACCACATTAACAGCCCGCCAAACCGCGCTGATGGTAACAGCCACATTCGTATTAATACTGATACCGCTCTGAGTTGCACCACCACCCAGGGCTTCAGTTGCCCTTTCGACAGGATTTGCCGTGGTACCGGTAGAGATCCATTGCCGTTCTATGATGGGAATGCCGAGGAGTTTCAGAGATTGTAATTTCATCGTTGGCGTTTTGATTAACAACGATGCAAATAAATAACAAAAAAACCGGAAAAAGGTGGGACAGCGTTCCGTTTCTTTCGATCAGAGTGAAGAAACGGAACGTTGTCTCATAACAACAAAATACATATTATCTAACAATGAGCGTGTTAAGGCTTGATTTGTTTGCAGAAGTTTGCAGCAATGAATGTGATTTTGTTAGCTATTTATATGGGTATAGTTTATTTAAAAAAACTCATCGCAAACCAAATAACCTAATTTCATAAGCTGATCTAGTGCTCTACTATATTCGCTATGATCTTCAGTGAAATTTGATGGGACTTCTCCATTTTCCCACATGCTATACAATTTCTCTTGTGCTTGCTTTTTTGTCATCTTGTATTTCATATTTTTTATAATTTGAAAACATTAGTTACTTATAAATATTATTTTTTCAGGTTACATATATCAATGCAAATACATTACATATTATCAATAACCATACGAACGCCCAGTATTGGCAGCACATTTCGGCAATACTTAACACCATTGTAAGACATATTGTTTTGTCGTGCATACTCCGAAACAGTCATAAGGTTGAGATACGCGCCACATAGTTCAATAATTTGAACCAGGCTATGGTTGTTGAGCTGGTCGGTTTGAAATTTCTCGGCTATGAAGCTGAGCAGTTTCTCAGTATTTTCGGTGGTTGTAGACATAGTGCAAATTTTTGAACTGTTGATATTAAGGCGTTATGGACAAGCGTAAGACAGCCCCGAAAGACTGCCTCACGAACCAAATACATTACCTTCCCAAAGATTTACACCCGATGATATTTCCTGTCTCATCCCTTACGACTTCAGCAGGGACGAGAAGGTCTGTTCTTTCAGGTAATGCACTCTTAACAAGTTGAGACACTATATAGAAAATACCTTCTTGAAATTCGGGCAAACCTTCTGGTTCGCCAAAATTCGTTCTTGATGTTGGTGTGCCATCCATAAGTGGGGCATCTTGGACGATTTTTACTGCAAGGCGAATTTGACTATCACCTTTTTCATAAGTTTTAACAACTTGACTTTTTTCATCAACGATGGAAACTGCATGTGGAGTTTTGTTTACTACTGTCATATTAATTTGTATTTAAAACGCCAGCCCATAACATCAAATATAAAACAGCAGGGCGGTTGTGCTATATTATACTGTGTACTACTATTCATCATTTGTGGTCGGCTGATAGGGTTTCGCACTTAATCCCTGCCGATTTTATATTTGTAGCCGTTGGGCACTATTTTAAATAACGCTCCTGCCACTTTTCAAGGTAATTAAAAAGCTCTTGAAAATGCTTTTCGTGTTTTTTCGGGATACGATTACGCTGAACAGATTTCTCATGCCCAGCGGCCAGCTTGCTCAACTCCGTGAAGTTAAGCAAGCGGCGGGGGTCTGTGTTAGTTATTAAATTGCTCATAATATTCAATTCTTTCATCAATATCATAAGATGTGAAAGGATTTTCAAATTCTTCATTCATCCATTCAATATATTTATCCCCACAACTATCAGTCTGCAAAGGGTGATTTTCGTTGATGTAATCTTGAAAATCTGTGTTTTCCTGAGCTATTACAGCAAAAACGCTATTTTCTGCTCTGTCATTATCTTGCATTATGCAGAACTCCATGTTGAAATAAATTCTTACTTTGAAATTTGTGTTTTTTACTGATGATAATAATTCTGAACTTTTCATAGTTTTAAGTTTTATGCCCTGGTTTATAAAACCATGGCTAGTTGGTTATTATTAAATTTTTCTACCTTTTTCAATACACTCACTCCAAGTTTTTCCGTAATTATTAACACCATGTACAAAAAAATCAAAGTTGTTGCATATCTCAATAATATTGCCTGCATTTGAATTATCTGTGATTGCATTAATGAAATTGATGTTATCTTGTACTCTTTCTGTGCGACCTTTTGCAACCATTCTTTCAATTCTTTCATTCATTTCATTAAGAAGATCGTTAGCGTAGCTGATTTGTTTTTCTGTTCCGTTTAGAGTTTTCATCGCTTTTATTTTTGTGTGTGATTACTTGATTAACTGATACAAATATACTACAATCGTAGTATATAAAGCAAGTTTTATTTAAAATATTTATCGCTGTTAATCAACACGTTACAAAATATATTTACTACGTTTGTAGTTTTTTACGGATTTTAACACTTGTTTTGGGGGAATTGAAAAACAGTGCCCAACACGCAATATACTAAATAGCTCCGGCAGTGCTAACCTGGTGGCCAGTGTCGGTCTACGCTACTTAGCATATTGCCGGGACGTTAGCAACAATACCTTAGTATTGTTGCACTATTTCAGTATCTGTCATAACCCTTTCAGAATTTGCGGTTGAACGTAAATGAAAATAATCACCAC